TTGTGTGTCCCTTTTCATTAAATTCGCCACCGGAATAAGGCCGGTTGTTTGTAGGTTTTGCTGCTTTTTTTAAGCTGTTATATGCGTTGATTGCAACATTACGAGGTATTATTTTTTTTCTAAATTTTGCTATACAACGCTTTGTTTCGGAACAATATACATCAGCATCATAGGTGACTAGTAAATTGTAGTCGCTTTCAGTTAATAAAGTTCCTGCAAGTTTTTGCGCTTTTTCGTCTGAGATTCTAGGTTTAAGATTGTGTTGTGTTGTCATTGTTATATTGTTTATATAATTCCTCAACAACTTTATATATTGTGTCAGTCAGGTTATCTGTAGAAAATTTTTTTCTCAAATACAATTCCCACTTACGAAAGTTAGGCTCAGTTTCTGTGTTTAAAAATAACTGTACCATTTTGACGTGGCTGCTTTGTATGTTTTCGTCAGGGTAATCATACTCGCCTGTATCTTCTACCTTGCTATCGAACGATGTATCTTCCCATTTAGGAATATCTAGTCCCCATTGTTTAAGTTCTTCTGCATCCCATTCGTTAGCAAGTATGTCCCAATCCCACTCACCAAAGTTGCTGTTATCTTTTATAACGAATTCTTTTTCTTTTTCGCTAGATAAATCTGCAACTTTTACTTCGACTTCTTTTATACCTGCCTCTATTGCTGCTTTGAGCCTCATATTACCGCCTAGAACTACATTGTCTTTATTTATAATAATCGGCCTTAGTTTTAGCATTTCAGGAAAATCTCTTATGCTTCTTACTAATTTATCAAATTTATAGTCTTTGATTATTCTAGGGTTTTCAGGGTTAGGTAATATTTTGCTTACTGATAATTTCATTTCGTTCGTAGTTTTAGTAAATTATAACACTCTGCGTATTTTTCTTTTGCTTTCGATTTATATTTTTTTTTGAATAATATAAACAACTTTTTTCGATATTGAAAATCAGTATCGCAATCTGCAAAATACTTTTGTGCAAATTTAACTCCTTTTCCCGAAAAATAATTAACGTTGTCTGCAGTATCTCCTGCAATCATTTGTTCGTAGAAATTATAACGTGCCTCAGATTCTGAGATTTGTATTACCTTGGAGTGTTGATGATGATAGTTGTAATATAAACAAGGAAATTGTTTGTAATCTTTGTCTAGTGTTACAATCATAACACTTTCTCGGCCGACCACAGATGATATTTCGTACCAATACCTTGCAACCACATCGTCAGTTTCAACTCCGCAAGCATTAATCGAGTTGTATTGCGTTGTAACATAGTCGTGCATTTCTTCTAGAAGCGGTGGCCTCTCTACGTATGATCTATTAGCCTTGTACACAGGTGTTATTAGCTTACGGAAGTTTCCTTTAGCATTGTTGAACACTTTGTACTCTGCAATAATATGCGTTTCTTCAATGTTGTTTAATATTGAATGAAATACCTCTTCGAATTTAGCAATCGCAAGGTTTATGTCTGTAAAATATTTGCTTCGAGTCGTATAACACGATGAAAACACGAGCGAGTCAGCATCAATTAATAATATCATCGATTTTTTTTAACGTTTTTTTCCACCAAGTTTCTTGAGTTTCAGCTATTGTAATTGTTTCGACTCCGTTAGCTATACGCCGACGTACTACAATATCACTGCCTAGTCTTTTTGAATGTTCCATCATAATTTATCAACTAAATTTTCTACTCTTTTTTTTAATTGTTTTTCTAATATAATATTGATACGAGATTTTTTAACCCTCACAGGGTTGTTGTACGCTAAATCTTCATAAAATATGTATTCTTTGCCTTGGTATAGCATATTAACAATGACTTGTACATCCGGCGCGAGTAAGCTAACAAAAAAAGCTTTCTCGTGAATATTCATTTTAGAATGTATGTCTAACAATCTTATTGCTTGAGATTCCTCTATGCTATTCTTCGTCATTTTTGCTTCTTTGAAAAAAACCTGCTTTTTGTGCGTATCGTCTTAGTTTTTGCCTGTAGATTATTTCATCTTTATTTTTTAAACGATACCTGTCGTTCTGTTCTTTTTTCTTTACAGGGTCGTATTTCTCTCGTCTTTTTTTATTATAATCCGTTTCGGTGTTTTCACGATAGGCCTTTTGATTTGCTAGTATTCTTTTTTTGTTTTTAAGATACCAGAGTTTTTGATATTCTTTTTTTGTCATTTTATTTATTTTTTTCGATTAATTTGCTTTGTAACTCACGAAAATTATCATCGTATAGTTCCGAAGATCGAACTTTGACTGAATCCTCTAAGTTAATTTGTAGTGATGCGCCATTAAAACAAACAGGCATATCTCGGTCTAATTCCATACAATGCGCTACAGTTTTACCGCCATCTTGATAGTCAATTTCTACAGGCACGAATATATCTTTTGCGAGTAGGCCTATCATAAATTCTTTGTCGTGCATATCCATCTCGGTATACAAGTCTATTATTTTATCTTTTATCATAATTTTTCGTAATGTGAATATTTATTTTCATTTGAGCATTCAGGGCAATATTCCTCTGTAGTAGGTTCATTACAATTTTTACATAAACCATATTCTTGACGCAAATGCTCTGCTATTTCGTGCCAATTAACGTCATTTAAAAAGGCGTGTGCATAGTCTTTAGCTATTCCTTCGCTTTGTTCGTCAATTATTTCACTAACCCATTCTGCTAGTTCTTCGCTACTCCAACCTGCTAGATGTTCGTTACCATCTATTAATTCTAAATTAACACGCCAAGTAGCGTAATTAGACCAACCATTGTGCTGATGAATTACTGTTTTAAATTTTGTCATAATTTTAAAGTTTTTGATTTTTGTTCTAGTTCATTAAATTTGTTTTCTGATTTTCTTGCGCGTTCGATTGCGCGGTTTTTGTCAGAACGATACTCGCTTACAATTCCGCGAAGTATTTCGTTTTCTGCTTGTATATTAAAAGTATAAAAATACATACGATTAAATGCAGCTATCACCTTATCTAAAGTGTCATTAGGCTTTTGTTTTTGCCATTGCAATAGAATATTGCTAACGAGTTCAAAGTCGTTACTGTATTCTATTTCTTGAAGTAGACTGATTTTTTTGTCTGTATCGCTTTTTGTCATATGACGAAGTTCTAAAAAAAAAGTTAATTAGCAAAAAAATTAATAGCTAATATTAAAATTTGTGATACTTGCGTCTTTTTCTTCTAATAAAAACACTTCTTTCTCCATTCTTTTTTTCGTCCAATATGTAGTATCAGGGCATTTTAAGGTTGTCACTTGTGGCATTTCTAAATTGTTTAGCCAATATAGGTAGTTCGCTTTTGGGTCATTCACAAAATATAATTTTACAAGGTCAGCCGGCATATCCATTAATTTCTCGTATTTATATTTTTCGAGCATTTTTGTAGGATAGTATTTAGTTCTAAACTTCATTTCTAAGACGCATTGTATTCCTTTAGGTGTTTCGCCTACAGCATCATAGTGTTCGAATTTACCGCCGCACCAATCTAAGTCCCAACCGGCTAAAGTAAGCACATTTACTACGGCCTGTTCCCATAGGTGCGTATCCTTGATATTCATATGCAACGTTTGTGTATATCATCTATATCTTTTGCCCACTGCTTTACTAATTCTTTGTTTGAAGAGCTACACAAACACGGTACATAGTAACTATGATTGTAATACTTGCTATGTAACTTAGATAAAAACTTAAGATCGGTAGTACTAAGTGTATGTCCATTATAATCTTTTTTAAATTCTGACCAAGCTTGAACGTCCTCTACTTCCATAGGTCAAGTTTAATATTATTAAGTTTATTTTTTCTTTGCTCGCAACCGCAAGATTCATATCCTAACAAATCTATTACAATTTTATTCACGAGCCATTTTATACCGGTGTATTTAAATATCGTTTCGAGAGCGTTTCCTATTTTCATATTTTAATTTTATTTGTTCTTTGATGTGATTAATTGTGTTTCGCAAACTCCAATAGGTAATTTTTGTGTCCTTCGAAAGCTTAGATATTTGCACTTCATCATAGAAAATTTCTTTGAAAATTCTTCTAAGATAATATTTTTCTAGTTCTTCTTTAGTATAATTTACTTCGTTTATATTATCTTGCTCTAAAAGGTCTAAGTATAATTCGTCATTATACCATTCATTAATTACTTTTTGTCGCACTTCTGAATCGAGAGTATCATTGACATAGATTGTGTCTTCTAAATCAGTCAATAAGTCGTCATTGATTTCAATTTTTTCTATTTTACTATTTTTTCTAACGTAGTCTAAATATAAATTTCGCAAGGTTAAACACACATATGAGATGTTAATATCGTCGCCGTACATAATATCGCTGTTAGTTTTTTTTAAGTGTTTGTCGATTTTTATATACATTTCTTGTACGATATCTTCGCACAAATGATTCGGGCAACCATATTTGCGTAAATAATTTACCCACAGTTTGTGTTTTTTATGAAGTAAAATTAATATTCCCACCACGTTATATGTATTCCAAAAACTAAAAACATTATAGTTAGTTGATGATACATATCTTCGTGTTCGACAGGAGGATCGTCAGGCGGAAGATTCGGGTTAAAATATAGAAACCCTACGCTAATGCCATACAAAGGAATAAATTGCACATCAATACCCATTTTTTATTTGTGAAGTTACGGAATATTTTTCACCTCACTTATATAACGTCAAAATGGTGCGTTTTGCGGATGTTTTACTGATTGTAATAAATCATTACCGCTAATTGTATAACCTACATTATTTTTCAGAGCGCGCAAAGGTATTGGTTTTTCGAGAGGTGTCGGCCTGCCGCCTGTTTCAATTTCTTTTACTTTGCGAATGTGTAAGTAACAAATCATCCAATCGCTTTCGTGTTGTACGTACCTGTGTATTACCATAAAATCATCTGCACGGTTAACGAATTTACCGCCACCCTCAACGTCACTCGCCATAGGCGGTATCGGATGCCCTGCATATTGATCGATT